ATTCCATACCCGCTTTTCTTTGTCTTTTACTAAGCAGGCTATTATTGTGAGCCTCCATGTGCTCGAATACAGGCCCAATAGTTGTAACTGCATAAACCGTTGAGCGGTTAGCTAAGCACGTACAATCGTCTGCGATACAGGAAAGGACATCAACATCGCTACTCCTGACCAGTTCTTCAAATTCATGTCCGTCAGTACAGGTATAATTATATAAAGGCATTAGTAGTCGGATTCCTCTTCGTCATGATTGCCTGGGTTATCATCGTCGCTGCTGTAAGCCTTCTTTTGCCCTTTCTCAAGACGAGGGAATATTTTACCGCCGATAACTCCGTCATAGATAGCGCCGCAGATCGCTTTTACTGCGTCCTCAGGTAGATCAAGCGGCTCTATAGCATCAAAGATAGATTTCTTTAGTTTCAGATCCTGGAAGCCGGTGCCGTGTTCGTCTACCATTGGGTCGTCATTCTCAACTTCATCTTTCGTTACCCCAAGATAGTCAAAGAAAGTGTCTTCTTCGACATCGTAATCCTCAAACTCGTCGTCCTCGGCTATCTGACTAGCATACTCTTCCGGCTCTGCGCCCTCTGGCATACCGCCCTTTGGAAGCATCATAAGGAAGATTGAGACCGCCCCTTTATGCCCTTTTCCTGCCTTTCCTGCTAATTCCTTAAATTTCATCTGAGGCTCCTTACTGACTAAGTGGTGATAATGCTTGTTCTAACCCTGGAGGCATAGGTTCATCAATCGGCGCTACTCCCTCAGGCGGCATGGCCGCTGCTGCTTCAGGCGGTGGGGCCTGCATTTTTTCTTCCATTACACCCAACTCTTTATCTGTTGGTAGGCCAGTTTTTTCTGGACGCATGATGGAAGGTCTCCAGCCATATAGTTCAATAATCTCTTTGACTAGCTCCTTTCCATCTAGATGCTCCATTAGTGGGCCACCTAGAAGTGTGGGTAGGAGTTGTGTCAGCGAGTCTCGCCTAGTATGCTTATCTTCCATAAGTGGCGAGAATGGGAGCAAGCGGAACTTAATAATTCCCTCTGCAAAATCCTTAGCAAGGATCTGCCCACCAACATCTACTTGTGTGTGACGAGCGAGTTTATCAAAGTCAATCAAAGAATCATCAGGATTTAGGGTCGCCCAGCGTGTAACTGCTTGCCCTAACTCGAACATAGCCTTTACAGCACGAACCAACTTCCGCATACGAATGTTAACGCGACCCTCGATAGAGCCTCGTAGTGCATCAACCTCTGCTGCTGTCCGAATGTTTTTAACAACGCCCCGCTGATAGTCAGCCTCACCAACGATTCGACGAACTCCCTGCACTTCGTCTTCTAACGTCCGGTTAAAGTCAAAGGTAGTATCCATGCTTGGTGTCACAAATACTCGGTCAGCTATTTTACCGTCTACAGGCTTTTGTACTAATTGCGGCTCCCAAGTCCGAGAGTTCTTCCAACGAGAGAACTCATCCTCAGAACGGAACAGAGTTGCATCAACCAGCATACGCTTAGGTAATCGAGATACGATCTCCCGACGCGCACTTACTAGTTCGTTAATATCTCGCTGCATCTCTGCAATTAAAGTAACGTCTGGAATCCCATCAATCCGGCCAACACCGTTATGGAATACAAGCGCCTCGTAAGGCCGACCGTAAGGTATGGTGGTCTCCATTAGCACCTGTCCGGTTGGTGGGTGTAGGTGGTATAGCTTCCCGGTTCGGAAGTCCCAGAACTCAATTAGGCCGATATACTCCTTTAAACCTAGACTTTTCAGTTGTTCTTGTTTGGAATCCAAGTCTTTATCGTATTGGTCAACCAATGTCCGTGGGTAGGCATCTGCCTTGATATCTTTCTTTGTGTTCCCATAGACTTTTGATTTAATACGCGATTTTAGATCATCAATATGAATAGTAAACCGCTCAAAACACCAAGATGCGTCAGATATTCTTTTCGCCATCGGGTCAAAGTGTACTTCCCAAGGTAGTTTTGTTCGCCAGACAGGTCGTCCCAAGGAACTAGACCATGATACTTTTACAACTGAACTCCTGAAAAGCAGAGCATGGAGCACGAGTTCTTGTACAACTGAATCTAATTCATCCTCTTCAGCAAACCAGTTCATGACAGCAGAAATCCTGCGACCCTGAACGGTATCATCGGTAGCCCTAGTCGGTTGGTCTGCTGTGCGTGCCCGTTGGTCAAGCGCCTCTACTTGCGGGAGGTCCATAGCCAAGGTTGAAACTATGGTATCAATGATAGGGAAGATTTCATTCTTCTGAGCAGCATAACTGCGTATCTTTTTATTTGTGGCGTAGCCGTCGCCAGCCCAGAACTTACCACGGTAGTATGCAAGATTCCGCATCGCTTCTTCTGCGATATTACTTTCAAACCACTTTTCAGTCTGCTGGACAAGCGCAAGCATTCGCCTCCGAGCCTTGTCTTCCTTGCTATCGTCCTGTGGACTGAATGCGTCAGTACTGTCATTAGCCATGCTTACCTCACTTGTGTTGACCCCAGCGATTATTCCAATCACTTTGCGAAGAACCTTCTAGTCGTTCTAATAGCCTGTCCCAAGCGGCCTTGCGAATGCTACTTGGCGTTTGGCGCATACGTGTATGCCCCCTCTTAACTTCATTTCTATAAGCCCAAGCAGCCAGGGCAAAGGCTGCGGTAAGGTCATAGTGACCGCCTTCCGCATCGCGGGAAAGTTTATCCCATTGCCCACGATACTGTATCAACTGTCGGAGAAGGCGCTGCGAGCGTATGACTATGGAATCATCTTCGATAAGTTCTTGCAAAAAACTTATCGCGGCAGACTTTGTTGCCGAAGATGCCCACCAGCCAGGCACAAGCGAAGACCCACCGCTTCTATTTAATGGGTTTGTTGATTGCCGATGGTAAACCATGTTGTATCCGATAGATGGAGCGAGCAAATGGCTCAATAAAGCATCGCCAACTCCGTTAGCCTCTACATATATAGTCGCTTTGTTGTACTTTGCGCCGAGGTTCGCTAACAGTTTGGCCATACTATAAGCATCTATATGCCCTTCATACTCAGCAACTTGCTCGCAGGTGTACAGGTCTAGTACCTCCACACCAAACTTATCTTTTTTAGACCAAGACGATGCGGGATCAACCGCAATTATGTACCTATGGTCTCGGTCCGGCTCCTTAAATATCTCAAGTTCCTTGCTTTCACTGGCGATACCGGTAGCCCCGTCCATAGCCTGAAGGACATCCATAAGTTTTTCACTATTGAATATGGGATCGCCTGCAAGACCGAAGCAATCAAGCTCATTGATGGGATACTCTGCTTGGAACTTAGAGATATTATTACGGCATTTTGGTAAGCCTACTACCTGCATCCAGTGAGCCTGTGCGGGTGTTAGCTTATTCTTATTCGCGTAATCTAGAATCTCTGGCCTAGGCTTCCATCCCTTCGCTGGCTCTCTCGAATACTCACTAACAAAGGTCCAGGGGATAAAGACGGAAAGCCACTTAGAACCTGCCTTTTTAGAGTCTTCAAAGACCTTGTGTAGTTGGTCTCCATAGTACTTAGGTGTGCTTTCCCCAAAGATTATCCCCCCTTCTTCGGGGACTGCGTTCAAAACGGAGGTCCAAGCGTCTTCTCCTGCTCTACCTTTCCAAGAACTAATCTCTGTAGCCAGAACTACCTGAGCGGTGTCACCACGAAGAGGCTCGTCATCCTTAATTGACGCGGTAGTAAGTAGACTATCCCCACCATCGTCTCTGGGTATCTCTAAGGTTCTCTTTAGGCCGGGTGTGCGGTATGGGCGTATCTGTTTGGGGCAAGTTTGGTGGAATCGTATGGCGATACGTGCAAGTTTCTCAGATACTTCGCGCTTATGCGCAACAATTCCCGCGTAGCAGCCTGCTCTGAACGCAACATGCTGGAATAATACGCCTGTAAAGAATGTGGAGCTTCCCTCCTGCCGTGGCTTCACATGGCACAGCCATTTGTTTTCTTGATAGCACCGAATGACCGCAGCACTCAGTATGCGCTGGTGATCCCATAATTCAAACGGCTTAATGCTACCGCTTTTTGTCCTTACGCTTAGCATCGGTAAGAACTTCTCCGGATTCCAGAAATCCGGGTCGTTTGGCATTACAATCATTGTTTATCTGAGGTCGAGTACACTGCGAATGGGCCACTTGAGTTAACTTTTATACTTGCCCCAGCAACAGGGTTGGGCGTTACTGCCTTATTGACGATAGCGGAGGTCTTCCTTTTCTCCGTAATGGTCATTCTGGCAGAACCTAAAACCTTTAGGAGCAGATCTGCCTTATCTCTTTTAAGGGACTCATCTGCGATTCCCTCTGCCACGATCCGTAGGCTACCTAGTATGCCTTCGTAACTATCTAGGCTAAACCGCTCATCTAATCTAACCTTTGTTTCTTCAATCTTCTTCTTGCGCGGCATGGTTCCCCCTATTACTTGTCAGCATGACAGTTATCTTCTAAATATAAGAATAACATGGAGAGCGCAATGGCTAAAGCAAAGAAAATTGATCCACCCTGGGCAGCAGAGACAGTACCGGTCCCTAAAGCCGCCAAAAGTACACGGAAATCCAAGGATAAAGCCTTGCAAATGACCGTTCACATGAACGGGGAGCACGTAGAGCTATCCTTCGCGACACGCAGAGAGTTAGAAGTAGCAAAGATTACTGTCTCTACACGCTGTGCTCGTGGGGCTGTGGCAACCATTACTACGGCAGGAAAGGAGTACATGTTCGTACCCCAGCTTGGATACATTACTACAAGCGCCGCCGACTAACCGGAGGTATATCGTAACGCTTGCAGATTTCGTAAGCATATTGGCGTGATACCTTATGCTTTTGAGCCACAATCCGTGGTGAATACATCTTTAAGTCTGCTATCATTGAGATAGTCTTATCACTAAGGCGGCGCTTTTTGCGCGGCCTTCTTTTTTTGGTCTCGTCGTTTACGCAGATCTCAAGAAAAGTAAGTTCTTTGTCCGATAGTGACTCTACCCAATCGCTAACGTTATTCATTGTCAACCCCCTGACAAGGTTTGTAGTAACAAACAGTCGTTTTTGCAAATGACTATAGTGGGTTATAGTCCTGTGGAGAGGTTTAATGTGACACAGGTTGATCCCAATATCCTATTGGATGCACAGGCAGGCACGACAATGCCTACGGAAGAAGAGATTGAAGCAGCAGGCGGGGTAGAGGAAGCTATGACTGAAAGGGAGCGCCTGCTCAAAAGGCAGCGTTACCAGCAAGCAGTTGCCGCATTAAATGTTAGGAGTAAAGAACTTCATAATCAGCAGATGCAAGCGTTAGAGTTTGCTAAAAAAGCTGTCGTAAGAACTAAGTAGAGGGGAGATGTAATGGCTACTATTAGAGGTGGGGCGGGAAGACGCACCCTGAAACATAAGCTTACAATTGATACCGCTGTTACAAACACGATGGTAACAGATGTGACCGGAGGTTCCGGTGCCATCTACGCGCTAGAGGTAGTTACTGGCGGCGGCGCTGTATTTCTTCGGTTCTACGATTCACAGGCACCTGTTGCTGGCACAACGGTTCCTACCATGACCTTTATGGCCCCAGCCAGCAGCACATTCTCTGCTGTTATGCCAGAAGGGATTCCGTTCACAAACAGCATATCTTACTGCGCTACTAAGCATGATTCAAACCCGTCTGAGAATACTGCACCAGACGCTACCTGCACCATCTATCTGACAACCACCTAGGAGAAGCGATGGCCATTTATCATACAGTTACCGGAACACCCAGTGTCACTGAGATATTCAGAGATACTGAATGTAACGCATCGGCAGAAGTTATACATGATGGTGCAATAAATATCCAACAGATTTTCATAGATAATACGCTGAACACAACCAGCTTTTACTTAACTATGTGGAACAGAGATGGGACGGGCGGTGAAGCGACCACGGCGGGATCGACTGTGCCAGACATGGTTCTCTTTTGCCCCGCAGGAGAGTCAAAGAACTACATCTTCCCTCGCAAGCTTATTTGGAGTTCAGCTTTGTCCCATTTTGGGGCAACCAACTTTGCAGCAACATCGTTTACCCCGGCTGACCCCGCCAGCGCAGTCAAAGTAACTTACTACGCAATAGCATAGGCAATCATGTCCAAAAAAGAACCAAAATCTTATACTGATCTCTCTAAAGATGAGAAGGCTTTAGCTCACTATCTCGTAGAAGAGTCGTCTCTTGAGGGTCTACCGAAAAAGGAACAAGAGAAGGTTCTATTTAAGGCTTGGAAAGACGACCAGCCGGGGCCATTGATGTAATGCCTATCTATGAATACGAATGCCAAGGGTGTCTTGAGAAGTTTCAGAAGCTAATGAAGCTGAACCAAGCCGCGCCTGACTGTCCCTCTTGTAGCAGTGAAGATGTCAAGAAACAAATAAGCATTGGTAGCTTTGTCTTAAAAGGCGGCGGCTGGTATAAGGATGGTTATGGGCTTAACACTCGCGCAAAAAGCTAAGGCTTGGAGCCACGAGTTTGGCTTCTTTACTTTAGGCATGATTCTTGGCACATGCTACGGTGCTTTTGTAGCCACTCTGGTAACTTACGGCGTTATGCTGGCGGGAGCTAAATAGCATGAGACAATACGCACACAATCTTATCTGGCATGGAACGTGGCCAACGCCAACAGGTCTTCGACTACTGGGCTTCCACCTTTGGGATACGAATGGCGTGTGGATTGGGGTCTACTCTTCCATGACTAGGGCAAGGTGGCAAGCGGCGAACTGACTTACTCAGTATTATAGCTGATCCATCTTGAGACCCAGATGGCCTCTCATTTCTTCGGCTGGCTTAGATTGTGGCGTTTTGCTTTCTGCCAATTTGTAATCGACGTACTCGTCGTAGGTGGGAAGCACCCTATCTACTGGCTGGGTTGCTGCCCACTTCTCGTATGCGGCCCGTGGGCCTCCAAACACGAGGTCTCTGCCAACCTTTGCTTCGTCCCCGCCTGCGCCGAAATCTATTGCAATGTCTGCAATTTCTGCGGCTGTGAGCGCGGTAGCTGCGGCTGGTGCTGCGGCAAGACCACCAGCCACGCCCAAAAGCTTCCCGCCTGCTCTAAGGGCACCTTTGCCTATATTCTTACCTATTTGCTTGGCACTCTCTTTCGTGGTCTGCTGTAGAGCAAGCTTTTTAGCTGCCGCGTCAGCAGCATCTTCCGCAGCCTCCCTTGCGGCTTTCTCCGCCACCTCCCTTTTGAGCTTCTCTTCTACAACGGCTTCTTTCACCAAACCCTTTTGTTTTTTTAGCGATTCCACGAAGTTACCTCGCGCTTTCCCCATGTCTTGCCGACTAAGCATGTCTGTCTTTTCAAGCCCTAGTGATCTTTTATAATTATCAAACTCAGTAAGGTACTCTATGAGTTCATCATAGGTTTGAGTATCATTAAAAAATTCGGCACGGTGATCCTGCCCTGCACTTCTACCTATATCCAATAGGATCTCGGTGACTTCTTTTGGGTTTAATGTTCTAAAAGCACCTGACATTCCTTCTGGCATAACAACTCCTAACTACTCAGTAGTTTATAATTCGTCTTTGAAAAGGAAGCAAGGTGTTCCCTCTCCAGCCCAAGCCCCGATAGTATTGTAAGAGAAGAACTCTCGTGCTTCATCATCGGACATGCCTTGACTTTTAAAGGTCTCAATAACCTTCTCATGGTCGTAGCAAGCAATCGTATCCTGCCCAAAGCGGTCAACATAGCCAACAAAGGCTGCGTCAAACTGCTCTCTAGGCTCAAGAAGTAGCAACTTTGATTCTTCTGGCATTATTTTTTCCCCATATTCCGGAGATTTAACTTCTGTCCGACCTTAATCTTGTTTACGTCTTTAATCTTATTCTGAGCAGCAATCTTTTCAGGCGTGGTTCCGTACCATTCTGCGATCTTTGAGAGCGTGTCACCCTCTACTACCACATGCTGAGAGCCGCCCGTGGCGGGTTCTGTCGCTCCACCTCGCGGCTTCAGGTTCTCCTGGGTAAGCGCCTCCTCTGCTGCCACTTCTTGAATGTACTCATCTAGGATCTTCTTTGGATCGCTACCACGAGGGGCCTCCATCAAGATTAGTTCGACTTCTTTCTCTGATAAACTCTTGTAGCCGCCTGCCATATCAATCCCTCTCTAGTACTGGTTCTGCGTGCTGCCCTATGACACCGCGATCAATTGAAACCATATAGCCTATTAAAGCTTTACGAGACTTGTAACCCTTTCGTTCATGCCACGCATCGTTTCCTGCTAGACTTGGCATTCTATATACTGTAACATTGCCATAGGTAGGCAGT